TTTTTATTGTTTTTAATGTTTACGTGTGCGTGTACGTTTGCGATGTTTTTTAACTGTTTTTTTGGCTCCACTTTTTTTCAAATGTTTTCTACCGCCTCTACTCTTTTGACATTCAGGACAATTTTTTTTTTGTTTACTTTTACTTTGAATTTTAGATATTTCTTTTATTTGGTTTTCATTTAATTCAGATTGTCTGTGTACTCCAAATACTTTATAAAAGATTGTATCTTTTCCATAATAAGGTTCATCTACTTCTTCATCATCATCTTCTCTAATCGCCTGTAGTCTTGGAGTTTTTCTATAGGTATGACTCATTTATTTATATATAGAAGAGAGAAAATATAAATAATAATAATAAAAATAATAAATTTATTATTCTTTTTTTTTCAAGAAATGTTAATATTCATTTATAATTATTTCATTTATACTTATTTCATTTATACTTATTTCATTTATAATTATTTCATTTATACTTATTTCATTTATGTATCAAAATTTCCTTAACAATTCTTCGCATAATTTTATTCTCGCTTTCCAGGATAGGGCCTTTGCCTCCGGTAGATTCAATTACGAGTTTCATATATTTGTCATTTAACTTGGATTGATTGTCCTTACTTTCAGGATATTCGTTACTCCAATTATAAACGAGTTTCATGTTTCTAAACGAGATATTTTTAATTGCCTGGCGTAGCTTCGGATTGTCTTTTTCTTCTTTGGTCCAGACATTTTCATCCTTGACATAAATGATTTCTCTCTTTGCATCGCTACAGTGGATGGGTCTTTTGTAAATATCCATACTATTAAGTTTATCCACCATAATCTTGGTGATGCCTTCTACGTAGCCGAGTTCACCGACCGTTTCTAAATCAGACAGCTGGAGATCAAACGAATTGGTAAACTCGCTAAGGTTCATAGCATCTTTGCATTGCTCGTTTAAGAAAAATTGAAGATTGAATGTTTTGTTGTGACTATTGTTCGTGCTTATAATAGTATTACTGCTGTTTTTACAAACATCTATCATTTGTTTTTGTAATTCATTGGTTTGTTTTTGTAACTCAAACTGTTGTTTTTGCATTTCATTATTGCTTTTAAAAATTTCTAAAATTAGTTGTTTTAAATCTATTTCTTTATCAAAAATCTTGTTTTCGGTTATTTCTGTAATTTCAATATTAATATTATTAATATTGCATTTTTTAGAATGTTTCCATAGTCCAGAATTATTTACATAATTCTTACCACATTTGCAAGTAAACATTTGAGACGGAGTTTTCATTGCCAAAATTCCATTAATGTGTTTTTTATGTTTTCTAGTCAATAAATGTCTGTCCCAGTCGTTTTTTTTACTACATTCAATATCGCAATGGTCGCATTTGAACATTATAGCAGATTCCGTATCCTGAGATAAAATAGGACTTTCTAAATTTTTCAAATGTTTATTTGTTTTATTATGTTGCTCTAATAATTTAATACTATTATAACTTATATTACATGTACTACAACAAATTTTTTCTTTCACTTTTGTTTCAACAATTGATAATTTCTCTCTTATTTTTGGTTTTGGTAATGGTTCAATGCTATTCAATGTAGCATTTAATGAAATAAAATATTCTTGCTCTTTTTTTCTTGCTTCATAATGATCTTTACATTCAAAAAAATTAATAATTTCCATTTTCCAATTATCCCATCCACCATTAGCTCTTATGACATCATACAATTTCAATTTATAATTCACCGAATCAGGATTAATACAACTTTGTTTATGAGCATGTTTTCGTTGAACGAAATTCGTAGTGTGTCCAACATATACGTCAGTAATTGTAGCATCTGTACAAGTTATTTTATAAATTATTGTATTTGAATAGTCAACATCCGTCTTAGGCATCGTATTATAATATATTATAATATGTTTATATTATAATAATCTTATTTTATCTTATAAACAATTGCGGTATCCAAATTTCCGGCCATATCCAATGAAAATTTCCATTTCCGCTATAAGATCCTAAACGTGTAAAAATAAGATTTTTTCTTATGGTCACAACTGTTTTTTCACGCCATCGGTTTTAAGAGCATTTCCAAGCAAACCCATTTTTTCAAAAAAAAACTTTGCCAGTTTAAAAGGCCTTTTTGGTTTTTGGACATTTTAAAAATGTCCTTTTTTGAAAAAAGTCGGCCAGACCTGAAATTTACTTTTTTTTCAGAAATTCTATAGAGAACTTAATATTTTAATAGCCTTGTGGAGTTTCATATACTATTATCTTTGTTTTTATAAACTTCTATAAATTGTGTTTGTATCTCTGAAGTAGTTTTCATAAATTCAAAAACAATTTTTTTAAAATCCATATTTTCTTTTATTAATAGCTCAATTAATTTTTTTTCTTTATTCTCCATAGTATTATTTCTTGCAACGTTATTTTCAATAATATCTTCTTTTAATGAACATAATTTCTTATGTTTCCATAAACCTACATTTGATTGATATTCTTTTAGACAGACCATGCATATGTGTTTTGGTCTCTCGCCTATTAATTCGGGATTAAGCAATATTAATTTTTTATGTTTTGCAGTAGAAATATGTTTATTATAATCTTTTTTATTAGTTGTAATTATGCGACAAATTTCACACTTGTAAACTGTCCGGATTATTTTATTATTGTCTTGAAGAATTATTGATAGATTGTCTAATTTTTTTAAATGTTTATTTTTTTTATTATGTTCTTCTAATAGTTTACTACTATTACAGAATATATTACAAGTTTTACAAAAATATATTTTTTTTTCTTCTTTCTGCATAGGAGGTATTATTACTTTGATGTTTTGTTTTGGAAATGGTTCAATACTATTTAAATTCGCATTTAATGATATAAAATATTCTTGTTCTTTTTTTCTAGCTTCATATTGATCTTTACATTCAAAAAAATTAATAATTTCCATTTTCCAATTATCCCATCCACCATTCTCTCGTATTGCTTCGTACAATTTCAATGTATAATTTGCCGATTTAGGATTGATACAACTTTGTTTATGAGAATGTTTTCGTTGAACAAAATTTGTAGTATGTCCGACATAAAGATCAGTATTAGACACATTTTTGCAAGTTATTTTATATATGATTGTGTTTGAATAGTCATTATCAGTTTTAGGCATCTTATAATGTTATATAAGATATATTTTTAGATCAACATAATCTTAAAATATATCTTACAAAATGGTGAGTTAATATTATTTCCAAAACATACCAGAAAATATACTACATTTAATATATAGTATTTCAAATATATTAAAATTGAAATAGAATTCTTAGAATTTATAAGAGGTATTACCAAGAGACAAACTAACAAAATGAATTCTGCTACACAAGTATTTTCCGAACAAGTATCTGCCGAGCAAGTATTTGCCGAGGCCGCGCAACATGACTCCAATGTCATGATTACACGCGAAATGGCCACACAATTTATTAATATTTATCATAAAACAGCCCACATCCACAGTGAAGAATTAGCGTATTTATTAAAGAGTTACGTTGAAGAATTTTACGAAGGTTGTATGATGAATTTGCCTTTATTTAAGCAAATTCGCAGCATGACGGAAGTTGATGCCTTTCCGTTTGTGCATACTGTCTACGATGCGATATTTACATTGATGTGGCCAAACTATTGCTTAGACGAAAATATCAATTATTGTAAAGACTGTTGTAATATAGATTTGCAGTCTATCAACTATTTGAACACTGCAAATGCCAATTATCACGCGCTTCATAAAATCTTTACCGCACATTATCCCAACATCCCCACTCGCGATGAAGATTTGGACGATGCTACGCTGGAGCCCAATGAGTGTAGTATTTGCCTATATGATAACACTACCAAACCCGCGGAAAGTGCCAATTTAAAATTGTTCTATTATAGCACAGCATTTGGCTTAAATACGGCGGTTTGTCAAGATTGTTTGCTCACTATCAGCGCCAAGGAAGAGGTAGACCCGGACTATAAACCATTTGAATTTAGACCAGTGAACCGTGTTGATACTGTTGAAAACAGTGAAGAGTCAGCGGCTCATAACGAAGAGTCAGCGGCTCATAACGAAGAGTCAGCGGCTCATAACGAAGAGTCAGTTGATGATTATGAAGAGTCGGTGGATAATTATAAAACGGGCTGGCGAGCTGGTTGGAAAGCCGCAATGAAATACATTGAAGGGCAAGTCAAGGAATATAGTGACATTCCAAAATGCGATTATTGTGGAACAGTCGGAAAAACCAAGAAATGTGGAGGCTCGTGTAACGGTAAAGTGCGTTATTGTTCAAAGGAATGTCAAACCGCGGATTGGCGAGATGTACATAAATACGCGTGTCTCAAAAACACTTTTTAAAAAAAAGTGTGGCAAACACAAACATTTTAAGAAAAGGTTAGACCAAAAAACAAACCTTTTAAGAAAAGGTTAGACCAAAAAACAAACCTTTTAAGAAAAGGTTAGACCAAAAAACAAACCTTTTAAGAAAAGGTTAGACCAAAAAACAACTTTTTATAAGCGAAGTAATAAAAAAAATGTGTGAAAAAAAATGTGTGAAAAAAATTGTGTGAAAAATTGTGTGAAAAAATATTTATACATAGAATGTGTTTTGTATAAGTTTTTTTATAGGTTAAAATAAAATTGATTCATTTTTTCAACTACAGATTAGTGACACATAACAACACACTAAAATGACTATGAATAAAGTATTGACAGTTGAAGAATTGACGCAAGAAAACCAGGAATTACGCGAAATGATTGAGCATCAAGAACGGAAATTAGAACGAGCCATATTTGCCATTTATCAATTGCACGGGGGTTTGTATAATAGTAAAACTCAATCAGATATTTTGGCTAAAAGAAATGCGTTATTATTTGGCCAACCCTTTCCAATGCCGCCACCTAAACATGAAGCTGAACTTGAAAACCCTTCAGTAACCACGCGCCAGGGCGACAATCACGAGTTACGGATCCAGCAATTGGAACACACTATAAAAACACTAGAGGAAAAGGTAAACTCATTTTACACGCGAAACACATTGAGGGCAACACATTGAGGGCAACACATTGAGGGCAACACAAATATAAAATGTTATAAAAAACTAAAAATTATTTATAAAAATCCACAAAGAAAATATAAAAATTGATTTCTTTTTTCTTCAACAATTTCATTCAACACCAAAATATAAAGAAACTGTAATATAAAGAAACTGTTGAAGAAAAAGAAATGACTATTTTTACCGAGTGGCTAACCGCGAACGAACTGAAACATGAAACGCACCAAATTGAAGCCGTAGAATGGTGCTTGCAGCGAGAAAAGGCCCTTGCAAACAAAGGGGGTATTATTGCCGACGAAATGGGATTGGGTAAGACCATTGAGATGCTCGGCACAGTCTACAGCAATAATTTGCCCAATACACTCATTGTGCTCCCCTACAGTTTATTGTGGCAGTGGGAGAAGATTATTGTAAAATTAATGGGCATCCAACCGCTTATGTACCACGGCAGTAAACGAAAGACTTGGTCAGAGGATGATATATTGCGCAGTCCGATTGTGCTCACGACTTATGGTTTAATTTCCAAGAAGGGGGCAAAGACCATTGCGCAAGAAGATACAACCCCTCCGGCAGTAAACCCCTTGTATGCCATTAAGTGGGACCGGATCATCTATGACGAAGCTCACCATTTGCGTAACGGGAAAACACACGTGAATCAAGGTGCTCACCAAATGAAAGCCGACATTACCTGGTTAATGACGGGTACTCCGATTCAAAATGGGGAGACGGATTTGCATAGTTTGTATCAGCTCTTGGGTTTTGCAAATGTTAAACCCAATATTGAAGCGTTGATACAAACTCATTTGTTGCGCCGCACCAAAGAAAAAGCCGGAATTGTCTTACCGGCCTGCACTGAAACGATTGTGCCTGTGGAATGGAAATATAAGAAGGAACAAGTCTTGGCGGAGAATATTCATATTCGGCTAAAGTTTAGTAATTTGCAGGTTTTGAATACGCAGGTTGTAGAGCACGAGCAAAATACTCAACAACCTGCTTTGGAACATCCTTTAAAAATCTTGGCCAAGGCGAAAAAAGTGTGCATTTTACCCAAACTCTTGAATAACAAGTTGCAACGCCGTCGGCTCATACTTGATGGCGAAGCTAATGCTGCGCAGGCGAAAGTTGTAGAAGTGCTCAGGGGCGCCAGTAAAATGGAAAGTGTAGTGGCCGCCATTTTAGCAAAAAAAAACAATGGCAAACCCAAGCTGGTGTTTTGTTATTTTCACGAGGAAATTGATGAAATAGAGCGCCTCTTGAAAATCCAAGGCCTGAATGTGAAAAAATTTGACGGACGGACAAGTAAAAAAGAGCGAACTCTGATTCTCAATGAAACTTGTCAAGTCTTGATCGGTCAGATTGATGCGACCAATGAAGGTTTAAATCTACAGGCCTATAAAGAGATTTATATGGTCAGCCCGCAATGGAATCCGGCGGTGCAAGATCAGGCGATTGCCCGGAGTCACCGGATTGGCCAAACAGAGCCGGTAAATGTATTTCACTTTATCATGAATGGGTTTTCAGGTAAAGAAATAAAAAGGGAAGGTGACATAACAGCGCCTGCGGTCACTCTAGACCAACACATCTGCCATGTCCAAGAGTTGAAACGTAAAATTGTTAAGAAATTATTGTTAACCTAATAACAAAACATATAAAAACAAAAAATATAAAAACAAAACATATAAAAACAAAACAAAAAAGTATAAAAAATTAGCATAGCACTCCCTCCCCCTTTTTTTATAAAATTGAAATAAAACATATTTAAAAACAATAGAGTATTAACTAACAACAAACACAAGAATGCCGATCGTAGATATAAGTATGTTTAGCAACGACAATTTGAAGCTGATTTTATTTTACACACTTGTACAAAGATCTAAACCAACAACACAATTTATAACGCAGGAAATTAAATTGACCGAACACAAGAAAGCATTGGAACTGATCAACAAGGGTTACATTGACCGTTATAATGGTTATGTCTTCAAAAGCGACATTAGCGGTGATAAGTTTGATACAGGTTTGTATGACCGCGACAATGGACCTGGCGCAGCGGAACGCATTGTAAATTTTATTAAATCGGAATTGAAATTATAAACAACCTTTTAACAAAAGGTTGGGCAAAGGTTTGGGTAATAAAAAATAATGGTCTATCAATTATTTTTTATATGATTTTTCTTTTTGAACAGGTTGACAATTATTTAATGTGCTATTATTTAATGTGTTATCAGTAATAATAATAATTCTTCGGGTTCTCGCTCTAACAATTCACGTATACTTGCGATTTTGGCTTGGTCACTCGGTTCAGCTTCTTTACATTCCCGACTGACATAATTCAGGATGTTCTTGGTCATATATCGAAAGCATTCCGTGTATTCCGGAAAGAATTCTAGATATTTCGGTATAAATTCGTGTAAACTCGAAAAATACTCGTTAAATGAGTTACCTTCGGCATATTTATTCAGGCAAAGGATGAAATAAATATAATTAGACATGGTTTCCGGTTTTTCCAGCATACAATAATAATTGTAGCGCTGATTTCGGTATTCGGCTTGACGTCCGTCATCCATGATAAAGAGGACGCCATTCTCAAACTTGTTCAATTGCTGGTCAATGATGTTTAAAACCGTCGGAATATCTACGCCATTTTTGACGAACTCGCGGTCAATATGGTAGGCAAAGGCCAAGTCTTCGTAGATATCATAAGAGGCTAATAAATTCGGCTGGGCTTTATTTACAATATTCGTCAAAATCAACTTCTGCTCGTTGACACTGGCGACGGCATAGTAACACAAGTCTTTATCCAACAAGTCAAAATTCACCGTATCTAAATAACAGGTGGTGTGATTGTACAAGTAAATTCGCTGCTCGGTAGAGACCATAAAGACATTGTTTATGTGGTCCCAATAAATGCGAATTTTCAAGCCTTTTTGGAGGGGATAATAGTGGGTGATGTGTGGCAGACAAGCCTCAATGGAGACCAAATGCACATCGCTTTCAAAATCTTCGCGATTTGCTTCACGAATGGGATTGATCATTGGCACAATCACCCCGGGGCAAAGCAATATATTATTAATGTCCCGGATTTCACCCTTTACAAAAGTTTGCGTAGAGTGTTTATTGATATAGTAGAAGCCTTCATTGTCGTAATGTGCTGCGTTCATTTTCTCGTTCGGTTGTAGTTTAAAATAAGTATTTGTGTTTAAATCTGTATCGGTGGTTACATCACAATATATAGCGAAAAGTATTTCAATTTTAAAACAACCTTTTTAAAAAAGGTTGGGCCAAAACACAACCTTTTGAGAAAAGGTTGGACCAAAACACAACCTTTTTAAAAAAGGTTGGACCAAAACACAACCTTTTTAAAAAAGGTTGGACCAAAACACAACCTTTTTAAAAAAGGTTGGGCCAAAACACAACCTTTTTAAAAAAGGTTGGACCAAAAATAAACTTCTGTCGGGGGCTAGGTTTTGCCACACTTTTGCCAAAAATAAACTTCTGTCGGGTGCTAGGTTTTGCCACACTTTTGTCAAAAATAAACTTCTGTCGGGTGGTAGGTTTTGCCACACTTTTGTCAAAAATAAACTTCTGTCGGGTGGTAGGTTTTGCCACACTTTTGTCAAAAATAAACTTCTGTCGGGTGGTAGGTTTTGCCACAC